GTTTCGGGGGTTAGCGCTAGTGCGCTCATGGTAGGTTCTCCTTTCCGAACCCGACCGTGCGCCCGACGAAATCGATCTTGACGAAGCGGAAATGGCTCAGGAAGTTCATTCCGAGACAGCCAGCTTCCTCACGATCGCCACGCTGGGGCGTGACCACGGCGATGAGTGCAGGGACATTCGCCCCTGCAACGAGAGTATGGTCGATGGTGACGAGCCTAGCCACGCTGGATTTGCCATCCGCGAGGATGACTACCGAGCCCTCGATTGTGATCGGGTGAGCCTGGCCGGCCGCGATCAACGCGTCGGCCGTGTCCGCATGGATAAATGTCTTCGACGCGCCGCTGTCGACACACATGCTGTAGCTGACCGCCGAGCCGAAGCTCGCGGGCAACCGAATGACGCCTTGCTCGGAGGCGCCGGCCGCAGCCGGCACGGTCCAAAGGCTCAGCGCTAGGCTCAGCGCTTGCACAACCACCTTTCTACGCTGCATGACTTCCTCCAAGCGGCGCTAGATGCAGCCGCGATATGTTCTCGGGACTATCGCCTTCACGCTTGGCGACATACTCGCACCAGCCATTCCAAAGGAACTCGCATCCGCCCAAAGCCTCGCACGTCTCTACGAGCTGGCCGGTGACTTCAGCGTCGACGAGATCATGGAACTTCGTGCCGAAGCCGAATTGAAGCAGCATGCCCTTTTGGAACGCGCAGACCAGCTTCTCGCCCTCGGGGTTGAACTCGGCTTGCAAGTGCCAGTGCACCCAATCGTGCCAAGCCCGGAAGGCGTAGTTGTGTTCGGCATCCCCGTAAATCGTGTTCTCGCTGTTCTCATCGCTCACAGCCATGCGGCCATGCTCAGCTATGTAAGCGTTTAGCGCGCTTAGGGAAGCCGGCGCATCTGCGCTGACCACATACCCGCCGGGGCAGCAACGGTTCGCTAGGGTCATCACGGCCGCATTGAATGCGGGGCTCAGCGGCGTGGGGCTGCTAGGTATCATGGTTTCGGCCCTCCTTAGGCCATCATCAGACAAGCGGAATAGCTTGTGACCATTTGCCAGTGGCATTGGGTTGCCTGACCTTCTCAGCGTTCGGTTTGCGACTTCTTCGCCGCCTTCGGATCTGAAGGTAAGCGCGCCCCTCGGCCAGTTCAAGAGTTTTTTTGCATCCTAGCGATTTTTTTCTCGCGGCCTTGTCGGCGCCCTCCGGCTCTGCCGGGCTCGGGGCTCGAAGGACAGCACCGGCGAATAGCGCCGCGCCCCTGGCCGGTCGCAGCCTCGCGCGCACGAGGGCACTCTCGATGGTGGCTGGGATGATGGGCAGAAGAGGGCATCGGGCGCTAAGCCGTTGGGATCATTAGCGCTTATCGCCTCATAGGCGGAGAGCCCGTCCGCCGCAGCGCGCGGCTACGACGCTATCGCGCATCGTGGGTCCTGGAAGGGCGCCGGGGGTCCTTCTCCCCAGGCTGGCCTTGGGTCCCAGAGCCCGGCGCAGGGTCCCTACGGCCGCGGGCTCGCTTTTCTATAAAAATAAAAAAAGCAGCTATTTCAGCCGCTTAGCCGGAAGTCGCTCGGAAGTCTGAAAAACCCTTCGGTTCCCTGAAAAACGCGAACGGCTGGGCCGCCGTCCTTTCGCTTGCGCGGACGCTGCGCGGAGACAGCCCCCATCCCCGCCCAAACCGACCCATTCTACTAAGCTTGTCAAGTACCTCAGGTAACTAGTAACCTTCTTATAAGAGCGATTATGCAGGCTGCGGCTGGCCGTTTGCAAACCTCCCGAAATGCCGCCAGAAAAGGCTGACAATGGCGAAGATTGGAAGACCGACCGGGGAGGATCTCCGGGCTCGTCGGATCGAAGAAGTTTTCGAGCGGCATGCCAACGGCGAGCCCCTCGTCGACATTTGCCGAGAGCTCGATCTCAAAGCTGCAACTTTTCGTACATGGATGCGGCAGGATGCAACTCTTGCGACGCAGTGGGATGCTGTGAAGCGGGAGTACGTGCATTCCCTCTTCGATAAGCTAAGTTCCGTCACTGCCCAGCTCGCTCGGGCCGAGTTTTCGAAAGAGGATGGCGCGGCAGTCCAAGCACTGAAGGCTGCGCAGGACGGTTACAAGCACATGACCAGCCGGCTCAATCCTTCCGCCTACGGGGATACCAAGGATAAGAACACTGGCGTCACAGTAATCATCAATACATCTCTACCTGTCGGGGTTGGCGACAAGCCTCTAGAAGTAGTCGATGGCGACTTCAAAGTAGTCGTGCCGCTCTTGGAGAATGCCAATGGCTGACGGTCAATTCACCCTCGATTTCGTCCCGAACCCCACACAGAGGAATTTCATATGCTCGCGAGCAAAGGCGGACTTCTTTTCGACCCGAGTTGGGGAGGGCAAGAGCACAGCGCTCAATTGGGCAATTTTCTACCACACCAGGCACAATCCGGGTGCGCGCTGGGCTATGGTTCGGGATACCTGGGAGAACCTGCGCCGCACAACCTTGACGAGTTTCTTTCAATGGTTTCCCGCAGGAGTATGTGGAACGTGGCACGAAACGAACAAGGAATGGACGTGGGCAAGCGGTCTGGCTGACGGAAAGATCCTTTGGCTGGGCATGGACGATCCGAAAGACGCGTCGAAATTGCAATCTCTGGAACTCGCGGGCATCGGAGCGGACGAAGTGGCGCCGGCCGAGGGTTCCGGCGGCGTTCCCGAGCTCGTATTCGACCTTGCGCTCACTCGGTTGCGTCAAAAAGACATAAACTGGTACGCGGTCAAGCTCGCGAGCAACAATTCCGACGATACGCACTGGACGCATCATAGATTTGCCGATCCCGGCACTCCGGGCTTCGTTTTATGGCAACCGGCGGTCGCGGAGAACGAGAAAAACCTGCCCGCAGAGTACTACGCACAGCTTCGTCGGCAACTTGGGCACCGGCCGGACCTAGTTTCCCGGTTTATCGAGGGCAATTTCGGGTTTCAGCAGATCGGAACGGCCGTAACTCCGCAATTTAACGAAAATTTGCACCTCGCTACGGGACTTTCACCCGTCCGAGGGGCCGATCTCACCCTCCTCTGGGACTTCGGGCTAAACCCGACGTGCATAATCACCCAGGTAACCCCGCTCGGGCACTGGCTGATCCTTCAAAGCATCGTCGGCGAGGGCATCGGCGTCCAGGAACTCATCGAGGAAGTCGTCAAGCCGGTCCTCGCGGCCAAGTATTTCGGATTTCGCTGGAAACATATCGGAGATCCCAATGGAGCAATGCGGGAACAGTCCTCCTCGCGGCAATCTGCCGTCCGAGTTATCCGAACCGAGCTTGGCGGTACCTTCCGCGGCGGTCCAACATCCCTCTCCGAGCGTATCGAGCCGCTCCGAGCCGTCCTTAGCCGAACTCTCGGCGGACGAGGCGTGGTTCAAGTGGATCGAAAGAATGCTCGTGATGTCTTTCTTAGCCTACGAGGGGGCTGGCACTTCAAGGAAACCTCCTCCGGCGTAATCTCGCCCGATCCGGTCAAGGACATTCACTCGCATCCCGGCGACGCCATGGGGTACGGAGCCGCGCGGCTCTTCCCGATGGGCCGTATGCAACGACCGGCTCGCATCGGCGACCCTCCGACTGCTACATTCTTCGGAGGACAGCGCACGGCGAGCAAACTACAGGTGCCCCGTGAGATGCGGGCCATCATGGACCGTGAAAAAGGAGCTAACTGATGGCAGTCGCAACCGGGACAATCTCGGCGAGCTTTAACGAATACCGTGTTCTAAACGTGAACATCACTTCCTGCGTGTATAACGCCGCAGGCACGTACACTGCGGCCTTCCGAAGCCGCGGGCTCTCCGCCGGCAGCTTCATTGTCGACGGGACCTGGGCAACTTCGACGAACGTCACCGTCCAACTCCAAGCCAGCCAAGACGCGACGAATTGGATCGCGATCGGCGTAGGCCTGACCTCCGGTGCCGGTGGCGAGACAGCCCCGCTCGGCGGCTCGATCTCCCCGGATGGCATGGTCTTCTCGTATTATCGCTTCACGCTCACTGGCGGGGATGCAGGAACCGCGCTCAACATCCGCGTCCGTCTCAGCGACCTCGCGTCGTAAGCCATGGCTCTTGAAAGCCCGGATCTCCCCGCTGTCATTAGCGGGCAGAAGGCGGATGGCCCAAGCCAGTTGGAGGACGAGGTTGATACAGACCTTGCAGCTCCACCGGGCGATCCGCTTACAGATGACCAAATCGTTGCCATCCTCGAAGGCTACCGCCAGGAGGCAGAGTACGCGCGCCTGGCTGGCCCAAATTCTCGGGATCTCACTTGGCTTCAGCATTTGGACTTGTACTATAATCGGTGGGATTTTTCGAAGAAAGCTCCGTGGCAGGCTCGTGAAGTCATGCCGGAATTCCCTCAGTATGTGGATCGATTTGCTGCGGCAATGCGGATGGCCTTGGTCGCGCAACCGAACTTCTTCACGATCTCTGTAGACAACGATCAGGAAGGCGATATCGCTTATGTGATCCGCAAGTTCATGAACGTGATCCTCCGGCGGATCGGTCGGAACGCTACCGGGCAGGCAGTCGACTTCAGCGCTATCTTCGAAGAAGCGATGAAAATGGGCGCCCTGAGCATGTGCGCGTTCAAAGTCGGGTATAAGGATGATGAGAAGACCGGGTACACGAGCCTCGAAGTCGTAGACCCGTACAATTTCTGGTTCGACCCGACCGGCCGACGTCTCTACCGCATTCATCGCGAGGAGATGGACCTGCACGAGCTGCGCTCGATGCTCGAAATCAAGGATGACAACGGGGAAGAGATCTTCAATCGCGATGCGGTGAACTCCGCACTCGTCGACGGGTCCGCTCAGCAAGCGATCATGCGCGCTGAGAAGGAGAAGCGCACGGGCACGGGGCAGTGGTATCAGAGCTCTCGCAAGCCCGTGGTCCTGCACGAGTACTTCTGCGATATCATCGACAGCGAGGGCTATGTCCGCGGCAAGAATGTCCTCTGCATCGTCGCGAATAACAAGTGGCTCATCCGCGGCCCGGAGAAGAACCCGTTTTGGCACGGCAAGGATTGGATGACGGTCACGCCGATCATCTCGGTTCCTCTCGCGCCCTATGGCCGGAGCTATGCTGAGAACTTCGCCCAGCTAACTCGGACCTTCAACGAGATGACGAACCTGATCCTTGACGGGATCATAGCGACGACCATGAAAGTCTTCACGGTTGTCCCTGGGTACATGGAAGACCCGAGCCAGCTAGAAGACGGGATCTACCCGAACGCAATGTTCCGGCTGATCGAGGGAACTGAGAATGATCAGTTCCTCCGCGCGGTCGACATGGGCACGCTCGACCCGCAGGCCTTCAACGTCTGGCAGATGCTAAAGAAGGAACTCCAAGAGGGCGCCGCCTTCAACGATATGACCCTGGGG